ATATCCTTAGCTCCTCCACCCGTTAAGACGGGCACGGAGCATAAAGGTTGCATTGCATCAACTGTTTTCTCACCCTCACAAATTATGACCTCTTGGCGTTCCTTTACTTTGTCAAAGTTGTAAGGCATTAACATTGTATCGCCCTGGCCAAATGTCAGCTTTCCTGCATCATCCTTTTTAAAGAACCGAAAGTCCTTACCGTTACCGTTTTGGTATCTGACTTTTAAAGTGTTGTTTCCATAATGATATTGACTAATAGTTGTGTCTTTATAGATCTTTAAAAAATCTTTATAACAACCGCCGTCACCTGTTGAAAAGTCTTGCCATAATCCTTTTTCTGAATCTACCGAAAATCCTTTGTTGGTTCCCCAACGGTATGAATTACCGGCCTGGCTTTTTGGTTCTCCCTTTAGTCTTTTAACCTCTTGGAGCAGTAAGTTGCCCCAGTCCTCGTTAATAACTGATTTCATATTTATCCTTATAAAAGGGGCGTCAAGAAATAACTAACGGGAGGTTTTAATATATGAATATTCGCTATCTCCCAACGCCCCAAACTGTTAAAACGGTATTGATTCCTCATCAAATACACTGTCACTGTCGTCCGGTGTAGCCGTTGTGTTTAAATCAGGTATGACAAAATCTGTTGGTCTATCAACCCAATCTTTTATCTTAAAGACGGGCTTATAATACTTACCATTGGCTGTCTCAACGCCCTCAGCTCCTTCGTAACCAATAACAGGTATTTTGTCTCCTCTATTACCTGCATCGCTTTCCCAGGCTTTAGCAATTGCCAAAAAGCCCGACCATTCCATCGCCGAGTCTCTTTCCCACAACTTCAAGCCTTTATCAGTGCTGTATAGATATAAAGAAAAAGCTCTTTTATATCCTTCCGCTTTTAATCTGCTTTCTTCCGGGTGTGGCGTTTTGATATCTTCTTGCCATTCTTTGTAATAAGTGCCCCCGGCAAACTTTCCCCAACCTATTTTGGCCACCGGAAAATCAGCTACAAAGTTAATGTCACTATAATCAACCTCAACTTCTTTTTTGCCACACATAAAGCCTGTACCTTCTTTGTTATCATGTCTGAGATACATTGGATCTCCTTTTGGTGCGTCATCTACATCTTTAAAACTCATCTTTCTTTCCTCACATTGTTTTTATATTCATTTAATAAATACTCAAAGTTGTCCATATAATATTGGTAAAACTCCAAGCTCCTTGAGTCATTGTTTTGGCTACGTTCATGCAAACATTCAGCATGCATAAACCTACAAAACGAAACAAATGCATTGTTCGTTAAGTATTCCATTGCAATTTCTCTTTCTTCGGCCTTATTCATTAAGGCCTCGAAACTTTAACCAGGCATTTCGCAACTCATAAAAGTCACGACCTGTTTTGTCTTCTAAAAATTCTAGTTTTTGTCTTGGCATATATTTGCCTTTGCTGTTCCAGGCACCCATAACAATTTGTGCTTTTCTTGGCCGAGACAATTTATTCCAATCTCTTATAACTATTTCAGATCTACCGCAATGACATCTATTGTTAAGATCAAGAGCTCCCATTGTTGCTCTGCATTCACCTATACAAGGATTGTCATACAAAGAGGAGGGGAGGTTAGTCGTTCTTGTCATCCTTTAAACCTTTCTCAATATATTTTTCAGCTAATCTGTAAAGGTGTACGCCTTTGTTTTCAGATTTATTTATTAACTTGTTGTGTATGTCTTCGCGGATCCAAACGGCACATAATTTTCCTCGTTTGACTGTCTCCATGTTACTTTTATTGAACTCCAATTAGTTTATATATAAAGTAATATAAAACATATAGAATGCAAATGGCTAGAAAAGTAACATATAAAATTAATGCTAAATCGTTAGAAGAGGCTTTATCAGATGTTGGTATAGGATTTATGCTTTCATTTCCTGTAGGCCTTGTAGTCCTATCTATAACAACCTTTCTTAGCTTTTCAGTTACTACAACTGCATTTACACAAACCCTGGTATTTACTTTAATATCCTTTGTAAGAAAATATGTAATTCGCGAATATTTCAGAATTAATAACGACTCTTAAAACTTGACCTAACTGTTACAATTTTATATATTCTTATATATAAACTAAAACGGAGGGTATGTTTATGGGATGTATAAGAAATATTGACAAATAAAAAAAGGCCAACAGGTAAGTTTGTAGCTTATTACCATGGCAAAGAAATAGAACGCCAGGAAGAGGCCTTAAATAAAACCTTTTGGGGCGGTAACTACAAAATCATCGCAAGCTTTCACGAAGTAAATAAAAAAAGGCGATATTACAAACCCGAGCTATATAGAGCCCTGGCGAAGTGCAAAAGGGAACACGCAAGTTTAGTCATTCCTATTATGGGTAACCTGGCTTATAACGTGGTCTTTTTAGACATGATGCTAGAGGTCGATGTTAAGACCTATGCTTGCGACCTTAAGGGCACGCAAGAGGTTGACTTGCATTTGTTATCTATGATCTCTGAGGAAATGAGAAAAGATATATCTATCTCAACAAAAAGAAAACTTGCTAAGCTGAAAAAAGAGGGCGTTAAGTTGGGGGCTCCTGACTGGAAGCCTGGAAACAAAAAGGGCGTTCAAACTATAAAGGCCAAGGCTGACGAATTCGCTATATCAATACATAAGCAGATAAAAGATCTTAGAGGGCTTGGCTTTGCTTCTTATGATGATATTGCCACAAGATTAAATAAAAGAGGCATACAGACTAGTAGGGGTGGCAAATGGCACGCTACTACTGTTAGAAATATTGAAATGCGTTTAGGAGATTTAAACAATGAATAGAAAACAAAATTTTAATAATTTCGTAAACGAGTTGCAGTTAAGGTTAGAGCTAGATATACACGCACACGAAAAACTTAACAATGTAGTTATAGATCATGTAGTTGGCATAATAGGACGTTATGTGTATCTAAGAAACCTTAATAATGAACTTGTAACTATGTCAGATTTAAGCTTTATTTTAAATTGTACTGAAACAACAATTAGATCAAAAGTTGTGTATATGATAGATAACGACTTAATAGTTAAACGTCATAATCCTAACGATAAAAGAATTTTTAATTTATATCCAACTAGGCTTTTGAAAAAAACTATGACAGTTAACGCTTCCAGGACATTAAAAACACTATTTGAGATTGCCCCGATATATGAAGTAATGTTAGGCGATGACGCTAAAAACTTTATGAAGAAAAATAGCACTAATATGCACCCTGGGTATTCACCGGATCTGACGGTAAATACTGGTTACCATCAAAAATTTAAAGACTTTTTCTCTAAGTTTTATGGCTATGCTGAATGTAAAAAGGATAAAAACCCTCAATCATTAACGGTAACTGTTGAGGGTAATAAATATGGACAATAAAAAAACATATCATTATATTTATAAGACTAATAACAAAAAGAGTATGGAAAAGTTAGATCCAATTAAACAAATAATAGAAATTAACAAGGGGAGATGTGTAAGGTTGACTTTACCAATGTGCAAAGAGGAACATATTATGCTTTCCTCCTCAATTCTTACAGAGCTCGCTGACGAATTGTATTTAATACATAAAATGAAAAAGCCCGTATGGGATAAGTTGACGCGTTCAAGACGTAAGATATCAAAAGAATCACGCAATGTGAAAATGTATGCAGAACCTGAGTCCTTGGGTTCTTCTTACAAGGGTGCAAAATAGGTAAAACACTAATGCACTTTACAATAATATATATAAACACAATCAAGCTAAAAGGAGGCTGATAATATGGGATTTTATAAGAATCAAGACCAAGACTTAGATAGTAGACTTCGCATAATATATAAAACGTTTAATACAAAGAATACAGTTTGGGAGGAAAAATATAAAACTAGACTGCCTAAAAAGATTATATTCTTTGAAGTAGGCAAACTGCTTTCTCAGGAGAGAAATGCAAAAGACGTAAAACATCTTACTAAATGGGACGGCCAAACACAACTCACGTTCACCAACGGTGAAAAATTTATTGTTCGCGACGAGATGGAAGAACTTGCGAGGCAGTTGTAGTGTCGGCCGAAGGCAAGGTCACTGACGATAGGCATTTGTCAGGATCTATGTTCCCGGGGTGGTGTGGAGTTAACGCTTTCTCAACGCCCCTGGATGTTTACAACTATTGTTACAACGCCAGGAACGGTATTCCTAACCCTGGCGTCGACAATATACACGTTAGGATTGGCACTGCTTTTGAAACGCCGGTCATAATGGAATTAATACCAAGATATATACCTGTTGTTGATGTTAGAACAGGCTTCACGACTGCATATAAGCACGCCACGTTACCTTTTTCAGTATCTTTAGACGGTATGTGTAGGGCTGAAAAACTAACGGTAGAAGAGGGCGAGATAATCAAAACAGGTGGCGAGGATCTCTTTTTAGACGGTATAGGCATTATTGAAACAAAGATAACCGGCAAATATTGTGCTAATGAATGTCCGGAGCAATATAAATTACAGCTCTTTTCACAAATGGAATGTGTCCCGGACTGTCGGTGGGGAATGATTGCAATTGTAAAAGGGACGATGATGTGGATTTGGGTATTTAGAAAAGACGCATCATTTAAAAAAACTTTGTCAGAATCAGTTTTGGATTTTGAAGATCGTCTTGCAAATAACAATCCCCCTGACCCGTTTAACACTATTGAATGTAATACGGCTTTTGCAAAAAAGGAAATAGAAAGTCGTATTTTAAGTGAAGATACAGACGAAATTATTGAACAATTAAACTCTTTAAAAAATATTAAACAAAACGTCCAGGCCTCAATAGATGATATTGAGAGGGTTTTAAAAATTCAATTGGGTAATGCTGAATCCGGCTTTACTAACACCTGGAAAGTTAACTGGCCTTTTAGAACATATAAGGCACAAAAAGAAAAAATAATTAATCAAGAAGCTAAGCCCGAGAGAACAATCAGGCTTAACTCTTTACAACTAAAAAGGCTAAATGATGAAGAAGGCATATAACGGCAATACAAGAGCTAAGCAAGTCGCACAAAGACTATATAACAACGGCTTAAATAACAGCAGAAAACTACAAGAAAAACTAATAGAGCTAAGACATGTAGAGACTATATCTCACGTTACATGCTTTAGATGGATTGAAGAATTTAAACATGAAAAAATTAGCTAAAAGTAAGCCTCTCGTATGGACTTATTACGATCGTGATTTCACGTTTAAAACAACTGACCCTTTAATTGATTTGCATACAGATCAACAACTAGGCGTTAGTGATATAGATATTGTTTATAACAATACAGATCTTAACGATCTGCAATTGTCTATTTACATAATAAAAGAATGGTTTAACCAAGACATGGCAATTGCCAGGAGTAGAAAATGAGTAAAGACCTAAACAAAAAAATAGCCAGGTATGAAGAACAATTGGCCTGGCTTGAAGAGATGGCTAAAGAGACAAAAGATAAATTATTTTGTGCAAAAGTCGAACAATATGAAAAAAAGAAAAATGCTTGAGTTTCAATTGTTCCTAATTTTAATGTTTATGGCCTTTTGTCTTTATGGGGTTGCACTAATAATTAACGACAAAAAGTAAGTTTAACAACCGGCACTTGGAGGGTGCTAACAAAAGTAGGGGGCGTTATGTACGCCCCCGTCCTTTTATACAATGGAGATTGATAACGAACTATGAGAGTTCTTAGTTAATGTAAAAGATTTATTGGATATAATCACTAATATTGATCTCAGGAGTTTTATTCAGATCCGCAAAAGCATTTTGCAAGCTTTCAGCCCCCGTGTTTTTATTAAGATGTTTTCCTTCAGTTATATAGTTTGTAAATGAGTCTGAGTTATAGGCCTTAAATTCAACGTCGCCTTCGGGCATAAAACAAAAAGCATAGATCTCTATAGGGTAGGTGTTGTGTGCTTCAACCTTACTACGAGATCCGTATTCAAAACAATATTGTTGTTTACCGTTTGTTAATGATTTATGTCTTGTCTTTACCTGGACGCGATACAGTTTGTTTTGGTGATCTATTATTAAGTCGGCCGGGTGTCCGGTACAAGTGCGAAAACAAAAATCGACATATTGCACGGCTACCTTTTGAACTAACAGCTCTCCAATCAAGCCTATTCTTTGATTTAAGTATGGCTTGTTCTTTTTTGACTTTTCAGCCACTTTTATAAGCTTCCATTAATAGATCATAATTTTCTTTAGATCTACGGCCGACTTGATGATAGTACCTGGAATCTTTTAGCTCCCTGGCCATGCCTTCAAAGTCGTCATCTTCAAGACATGCATTAAATTTTTTAAATGAGAGCATCATGTTTCGACCGCCGTTAAACATCATGTCAATTAACACATGCTTAACGTTATAAGGTAAGTCCCAAAAATCATTGTAGAGCTCTACACACTCCTCTAAAGCCATTTTTATATCATTATCTAACATGTATTCGGCCTCATCTTGCGATATGCCGTTGTCTGTTAAATTACGGCCGTAGCCACAACTAATTTTATTGCTTTTGCAATTGTAGATTGTAAGTGAGAGGCCTTCGCTACGCTGTATAGAGGATCTTAAAAGCTTATGCTCATCTTTTGTTAAGTAGTCCATTTATAGTCCTATAGCCAAATGAGGCTGAAATAATAACGCCCCAGGCAATTCGATACCATTCCGGGGTCTGTTCCAGGGCTCTAAATCCATCGTAAACATAATTTACAAGACCCGGTATAAAACAAAGCACCATTGGAATAGACCATAAGATCAAAATATATTCGTCCTTCCAAGAAGAACCCATATTGTGTGCCATGACCTTTTCCCAATCTGAATTAGACTGTGCTTGTTTTAATAAAATTTCTTGTTGTACCTGGGCTTTTGTTTGGCTCAGTTGTACTTTGTTATTAAGCCAGGTAGTACCCCAGGATCCTAGGATTTTTAAAACGCCTAACATTTAGATGATCTGCAATATTGTTACGCATAGAGCTATTATTGTTGTAGCCAGGAACCCGGTAACACCAATAAACATTGAGTCTAACTTGCGATTAATGTTGTCTATGTCTTCCTTTAACTCTTCAATGGTGTTGAATAGAGTTTTGTTTTGTTCTTCACAACGGGCTAAGTGCTCCTTAAGTGTCGCACTTACCTCCGCTATTGTTTGTCTAGGCATTTTCAGGAGCTTCATTTAGAGGCTCTTGCTCTTGCGACAAAACTAATTGATTTTCCATTTGATTTGCTTTGCTCATATAGTGATTAGCTAATTTTTCAAGCTTTGCAACTTGCTCCTCTAGGTCTTCAATTCTTGCGTCTTTTTCGTTTTTACTCATCGTCAGTGTTACTCCATATACCACTTGCTATATCTGATACTAGTTGTGGCATTGAACTAATATCGTCTCCGTTTTGAAAATGTTTTACGTCGGTAGCCATAACAGGCAAGTCGCTATCGTCCGGGTCGTCTGTTTCAATGGTTAAAACTACCATTAATGTAGGATCTAAATTATTGCCTTCTGCATCTGTAGTTCCAGGGTAAACCTCAACTCTTTGTATGCTTTTTTTTACTTCTATAGTCATTTCATTAGTACCTTTTGTGTTTTATATATAATAATAATTAAAGCCCTATAATTCCAACAATGTAACTTAAATTAAGGGGAGGGCGGAAAGTCTATGTCCTCATATGATAATTTGTCAGATTGATTTTTTGGAAGATCTCTTAAATCTTGTCTGTATTTTGACCAGGCCTTTTTCTGCTTTGCGGTCATAACTACATCTGCTAACTGAGTCCAGTCGCAAGCATACAAAAGAAGATCTCTCTCACTACGAACCATATCCCAAAAATCTAAATCTAATGCAACAGCTTTGCCATTTATAATTTTGTGCTCATTTGTTTGATAGCACCCTTCAAGAATTGCCTCGCCATCCTGGATACCTAGCTCGTCAATTGTGGCCTCTGTAGTTGTAGAGTATAAAATCTCGCCTGTTTCTGTATTGTATATTGTAAAAGTGTTCATTTTATCTAGTGTTGTCCATCATTACGTTTAGTGAAAGTTGTGTATGGTTGTAAGAGCCTGAGAAATAGACTCGCCAGTAAACAGTAGATTGTGAAGCACTTAGAGTTGTTATTTGCCCGGTATAAACGTAGGTATAACCTCTATATGTTCCGGCGTTCCAATAAATATTAGTATTACCGTTAGCATTTATCCAGGTTGAATTATTTAATGAATATTGAACCCTACCACCACTAACATTACCAAGAACACCTGAGAAAATAGCAACGTAACCCGCGTTGTCTCTTACTTGCGTTATTGTTACTGGCACAAATGATGCATTAGATCCTGTATATGTGCCGGATCTTTGAACGTATGCTTGACCCTCTCTTGCTAAAGGAAACTTTGTGCCGGCCGTTACATGACTAACTATAGTTGAACTTACGTTGTCAAAGCTTTTTACATTTAAAGTATCAACATTAATTTTATCACCGGTAATAGTTGAACCTGCTATTTGTGTAGCTGTAATAGTGCCAGTTGCTATTTCACTGGCCGTAATTGTATTTGAGGCAATCTCGTTAGCGGTAATTGTGTTGGACGCAATTTTATCGGCCTCAATACTATTTGCCTTAATGTTTAGCTCGCCTTGAGAGTTGATCTCAAGCTCGCCTGTATCAAAATTTATAGTGGCTGTTTGTGAACCAGTGACCAGGCCGTCTAAATGTGAGACGTTAATTAAGAATGTAAATTGGTTATTGGTAGCATCAAAAGGCGACAGGGTGCCTTGAGGTGAACTTGCAGTTGACTCTTGGACGCTACCGTCTGCTTTTAAAAATTGTCCATCAGTACCGCCAGTTTTTATAAAACTTTTACCTTTAACAGAACCACCAAAATAATTAGGTACGTCTGTATCTATATAAACACCCCATGCAGTAGTTGGTAGTGTCCCTTGATAGTTACCGCGATATAAATAACCAGT